GGGGGACATAGCGGACATGATGACTAAGAGCGAAGTAGCAGTGTATAAGGGGAGCATTACCCAAGAGCAAGCCTTGGAACGGTTGGGCCTCCGTTTCGTAGCGGAGGTCCAAGCCAAGATCGTTAGTGGCATTCCTCCCGCTAATGCAGACTCTACGATAGACGCTAAGGGCTCCTCTACTCCACTAGTCAATACGGGAGTTATGAAAGCCTCTATACTGCATAAGGTAGAAAACTAGTGGATTGGGAAACCATAAGACCGGCCCTAGTGGAGCTGTTTCAGAATATCTCCGGGCTTAGGACAGCTTGGAGAGATAAGCGTAGGGAGCTAGCAGACCCTAAGCTGCAGGCTGTGTGCTTGCTCCACGTTAGGCAAACACAGGAGCTAGGGGTAGACGATATCCGACATACTTACGACGCAGCCGGAGACGCTACCGCTACAAGCATAGAGTTTAGCGTAGCTGGCCTCCGTAAGGTCTTTCTAGATGTGAGGGTAGAGAGCTATCGCCAAGATGATGATAAGTTTGCCTACAATGCTATGGGACGCATTAGGACCGGCCTTAGCTTCCCTAGTTCCAAGGCAGCCCTAAGAGCTGTAGAGCTGTCTGTTAAGAAAGCTGGAAACGCTATAGACTTCCCAACTTCTAGCCTAACAGAGGGCTTAGAGTTTGATGATAGGGTAACCTCTGTGGCTCAACTGGACCTAGAGCTTAACGCTATCTCATGTGTAGACGATCCAACTAAAACCACTTGGATAGAAACGGTAGACGATCCGGTTGGAACCTTTTTACCAGATCCGTAGGAGCCTCTAAGAATGTCGTTAGAAGATATCGTTAATGTAACGATTACGGCCCAAACCACAACCCCTAGCAGGCTTGGGTTTGGTACTCCGCTAATCGCAACCGTCCACAGTGTGTTTCCGGATCTAGTCCGGGCCTACACTAAGCTCTCTGCTATGACAGACGATGGTTTCGTAGCCGCAGACCTCGCGGTAATTATCGCTACCAAAGTCTTTAGCCAGAATCCTAGGCCAGGAACCGTTAAGATCGGCAAGAGAAACCTTCCCTATACTCAAGTCATCCGCATTACACCGATCAATACAACGGAAGACTATGTATACGAGTTTAACGTTACCGTAGGTTCTACCGTAACCGCTATTAGCTATACTGTGCTAGCTGCAGCTACTGTAGCTACCATCGTTACGGCTCTTCAAGCTCTGGTAGATGCTATTACCGGAGTATCCGCTACGGATAACACTACCCACTTAACGGTTACCACAGGGGCAGCCGGTACGTTGGTAGATTATGACGGCTTTGATGAGCCGGATAACTTTACTTTCCAAGACATGACAACCGATCCGGGTATCACTACAGACCTAGCAGCGATAGAGGGAGCGGATCCGGACGGTTGGTATTGCCTGCTTTTGGACTCCCAAGGGGAGGCAGAGGTATTAGCTACAGCAGCTTGGATTGAGGCCCGTAAGAAGATCTTTATCTACAACACTATGGATCATGGTTGCGTAGATGTAAGCGTTACAGACGATGTAATGTCGGACCTCCAAGCACAGAGCTATGCTAGGACAGCCGGACTTTTTGGCATGGCTAAGCTTCTCAACTTCTCTGCAGCCGGTTGGGCTGGACAGAGGTTGCCAAGCGATCCAGGTAGCTCCACATGGTCTTATAAGACCTTGGCAGGAGTAACCGTAGACTCTGCTTTAACGGGAGCACACTTAGCCTCTATTGAGGGTAAGAACGGTAACCACTATACCTTAGTGGCTAGTGTACCGGTTACCCGCTACGGGACCACTGCTAGCGGAGAATTCATAGACGTTACCCGCTTCATTGATTGGCTAGACGCCAGGATTAAGGAGCGGATCTTTGGCATCTTGATCAATAACGAAAAGATTCCCTATACGGACTCCGGGGTAGACCTTATGAGGGGGGCTATTCTCGCACAGCTGAGACAGGGTATTGATGCCGGAGGATTAGCAGCGGATCCGGCTCCTACGGTTATAGCTCCGCTCGTAGCGGATATAGATGTATCCGATAAGGCTAACCGTATCCTTCCGGACATTGAATTCCAAGCGACGCTAGCCGGAGCTATTCATAAGCTGGTAATTAACGGGACGCTTAGCGTCTAAGGAGAGCCTACAATGGGTTTCAAAGTATACGACGCTAACGAAGTTACCCTAAACTTTGCTGGTTTGGACATAGACTCCGGTTATGCGGATGGGGAGTTTTGCAGGGTAGAGCAGGAGTCCGACGACTTTACAGACAAGGTCGGTACGGATGGTGAGGTTACTAGGTCCAAGACTAACGATAGGCGTACTACCGTTACGATCCTCCTTATGCAGTCTTCGGACGGTAACGCTAAGCTCTCCACCCTAAACAACCTAGATCGGTTAGCAGGCAATGGGGCCGGCGTAGCTCCGATCCTCATTCGCGATAGGCAAGGGACTTCAGTTTTTGCAGGGGCAGAAGCTTGGATCTCTAAGCCTCCTAACATCTCCTACGATAGAGAGCCTACGGCTAGGGAGTGGACGCTAAGGGTAGCAAACCCGGAACGTTTTGACGGTGGAAACTAATCCCTAAAGGGTAACAAGAAGGTTAGAGACAATGGCTACTGTTAATTCGCGTGTTACGTTGGTAGATATCGATGGTATGACAGCTGCAGCCGCTACTACGGCTGTTAATGCTGCGGTAGAGGTCTTGGAGGCTGCAGGTTTCGTAGTAGTCTCCGTAGACTTTGAGGTAGGCTCTAGAGGTGGTCTACCTATTCAGTTGGTAGCGGTTACCGGCCTGCTTCCGGCCTATGCAGGAGAGGCAGCCGGACTAGGCCTTACTAAGGTGGCTATCTTAGACGTAGGCCATGCGGACCTTACAGCGGCTGCTACGAGTGAGTCTATCTCCTTTGCTGATGCATTGCCGGAGGGCTCCTATCCCGTTGGAGTCCGGATCGGACTCTCTGAGGCTTTCTCCGGTGGCTCTGTCTCTGCTCTTGTGGCAGACGTTGGGCTACCCGGAGATCCGGACGCTATGGTAGACGGAGCAGACCTCTTTACGGCTGCCGTAGATGGGGAGGCCTCAGATCATCCGTTAGGTATTGCACCTAACAAGCTCGTTACGGGAGACGCAGCCGCTAGGACTCCGGAGGTCTTGTTTACCGCTACGGGTGATAACGTGGTTAACCTAGATGCGGGAGCCTGTAGAGTGGCTCTGCTCTACGTTTAAACGCTAACAACATAACTAACGATAGGGAAAACAATGGGTATAGAAGTTAAGGAAAGGCAGATAGGAGATTACACCTATAAGGTGGAGCAATTCGGAGCTAAAGAGGGGGGTAAGGTCTTAGTACGGATAGCAAAGATCTTAGGTGTAACAGTAGGAGGAGCCGTAGAGGCTGGACAGAAGCTAGACGCAGCCGTAATAGGTAAGCTTCTGTCCGGTTTTACGGATAGCATCACAGAGGCTGATTACGATTGGCTCTGTGATACGTTCGCTAATAAGACACGTGTTACCGGTGGAGAATACGGAGCAAAGGAGCCCAAGCTTAAGGACTTTTTTGATAGCCACTTTGCAGGAGACTACGGAGATCTAGCGCTATGGCTATCCTTTGGCTTTGAGGCAAACTACGGAAGTTTTTTAGACGTAGTGGAGAGGGAGATAGAGAAGCTAATGCCGGAGGAAGGAAAGGCCCAAGCTCTCCCGGATTCTCCAAAGAAGGAAAAGCCAAGCTCCACCGGCTTAAGCTCCCAAGCTCCGTAGATTGGGCCTTCCACCGTATAGCTTCCTCTAAGCATTATAGTGTGTCTCTTATAGAGATAGAGACGCTTTGGTCCTTAGACGATCTTTATGATGCTCATGATGTTTTGGACGCACTAACAGAGTTAGAGCTAAAAACATCTCCGGGCTAGTGAGGGAGATATGGCACTAAGAGAGATCCTAGCCCGTTTCGCTTTTAAAGTAGATGGGGCCGGTCTGCGTAAGGCCAATACGGGCATAGGATCCGTTATTGGTAAGATGCAGGCTTTTGGTGCTGTTACTGCGGGCTCTGCCGTTGTTAGGGGAGTTAAGGACTTCGTTACTAACATGGTAGATGCAGGAGACGCTCTAGGTAAAACAGCTACACAGCTAGGGCTATCCTCAGATGAGTTACAGGGCTGGCAAGCTGCAGCCGGTTTCGCTGGCGTAGAGACTACCAAGTTTAATCAGAGCCTTAGGATCCTCGCTAAGAATGCACTTACAGCCTCTACAGACGGAGGCAGGCTAGAGGAGAAGTTTAAGGGCCTAGGTATTGAAGTAAACAACGCTAGCGGAGGCCTTAAGTCCTCTAACGAGCTAATGAGGGAAACCGGTCTAGCTCTAGGCAAGCTAGAAAACCGGACAGAGGCTGTAGCCTTAGCACAGGAGTTAATGGGCCGTACCGGAGCCCAGTTACTTCCGTTATTCGCTAAGGGGGAGGCAGGGCTAGAGGCCTCCTTAGGAGCCTTACAGAGGTTTGGGGGAGGCCTCTCTAAGGAGCTTATTCCGTTAGCTGAGGATGCACAGGATCGCTTTGCGGAATGGGATATAGCTATGCTCTCCCTTAAGAGCCGGATAGCTGTAGCCATTCTACCGGCCCTTAATAGCCTTGTCCTGTCTCTGTCTAAGATGGCTGCAGCTGTAAGCAAGTTCTTAGGTAAGGGACATGCTCTCCAATCTCTCTTAGTGGCTGTGGGATTGGTAATAGGCAAGCTAGCTATAGCCAAGTTTGGATCTCAGCTGCTCTCACTTGGCAGAGCTGCAATTCTACCGATCGTTAAGTTTGCCCTATTGCTGCTCTTGGTAGATGAGTTAATTACCCTGTTTAAGGGTGGAGATACCATCATAGGCCGGTTTATAGACAAGCTTTTTGGAGCCGGTACTACTGAGCAATTCGTTAAGGGCATTAAGGACGTAATAGACGCGCTAGGAAAGGGAGACTTTGAGGGAGCCTTAGAGGCAGCCGGTAACGGTCTATCTACCTTAGGTGGAAAGATCTTAGAGGCTACGGAGAAAGTACCGGGACTCTCTACAGCTCTTTTCGGTGTAATTGGAGGCCTACCGGAGCAAGCTAAGGCTTTTGAGCACTTTGGGAAACGTGTAGCCGATTACATTAAGGCAACCGTAACAGCTGTTAAGGCTTTGGCTCCCAAGTTTTTGGAGGCTGCAGGAGAGCTAGCCACAGCCCTTATAGACGGTATGGTAGAGGGAATTAAGGAGGGGATTAAGGCTGTAACAGACGCAGTAGTAGACATGGCTAAGGGGGCTGTAGACGCAGCTAAGAAGATCTTTAAGCCCGGTTCCGGCTCTAGGGTATTCAATCAACTAGGTAGGCAGAATATCCAAGGCCTAGTAGAGGGTATGCAGATGGCTGCAGATAGGGCAGCTAAGACAGCCGGTAACATCTCAGCTAATGTTGTGGTTGCAGGCTCTGAGGGGGCTGCAGAAGGCCTTAACAGAGGAGGGGGAGTAGCTACAGCTGTAGGACGTAGAGGAGCCTTAGGAGGACGTGGAGGGGGGCCTATGGCTATCTTTAATAGTGACATACGCCTTACGGTTACCGGAGGCTCCGCTAATGATCCTCAGATACAGAAGCTAAGGCAGGGCGTAAGAAGTGAGCTAAGGGATAATCGTAGAGCTACTCTAGCAGCACTAGAGCAACTAACGGAGCCGGTCTAATGGGAATCTACATACTACCTCAGGATGGCTCCGATCGGATTGTCGCCTTTG